ATTCCTGCAACTCTTTACGGAAAAGCGGATTTGAAAATCTACGTTTCTCAAGACGTTCTTAAGGCTTATGTTGCTGCATTAGGTGGTTTCTCAGCATTGGCTACGTCTAACTCGGGTGTTGACGCTAAAGGAACAATGTGGTATAACAACGGAATGGTTACTTTCAACGGTCTTCCTTTGTTTATGGCTAACGGACTTCCTTCTTCTTCTATGATGGCTACAACTACTTCTAACTTGTATTTCGGCTGCTCTCTACTCAGTGATACCCAAGAAGTTCGAGTTATAGATACCTCAGCCACATTAGGCGACGACAATGTAAGAGTTGTTATGCGAATGGCTGCTGGAACTCAGTACGGAGTTATCGAAGATATCGTAATCTACGGATAATCAACCTAACCAAAATATAAAGGGGTGGTGGATTAAACTACCACCCTTTTTTTGTTAAACATTAAAAAAATAAAATAAAATGAGCTGCGATATTTCACACGGAAGATTAGAGCAATGTAAGGATTCAATTTCGGGAATCCAAGCGATTTATGTTCTTAACTACGGACTTTACGACCCTTATACGGACGTTACTTACGACACTGCCGTAGGTTTAGAAGACGTAATTACGGGTATTTCTTTACCCGCTTTAAGTTCAATTTACAAATTTGAATTAAAAGGTGCTAACACTTTTGACACTACAATTACAAGTTCACGTGATAACGGAACTACGTTCTTCGAACAAGTGTTAACGGTACAATTAAAAAGACAAGATGCGATTGCCCACAAGCAAGTTAAGTTATTGGCTTACGGACGTCCGAACATTATCGTTCAAACAAACGCAAATCAGTTCTTTATTGCGGGATTAGTTCGTGGTATGGATGTTACTGCGGGTTCTATCAATAGCGGAACTGCATTAGGAGATTACAACGGATACCAACTTACCTTTACAGGTCAAGAAGCCGTACCTGCTAACTTCTTAGATTGTAGCGACGAACCTGCATTAGTTGCTTTATTGGGTAACCCTACGGTAGTTAATAACTAAGAACTTTGTTTCATAACGTTAGAGGGGGGTAATACCCCCTTTTTTTATGCACAAAAACACGGAATAGGAGTTATATAAATATGATAGTAGTTAACGAATCTAACGTAAGCCAAACCTTTAACTTTATTCCACGATACGGAACTCCCGCAACCTTGGAATTAACGGGCGAAAACACGAATACGACTCAAGTAGTTGCAGGAACGTTTACGGCGGGGGATTATGTATATGATTTTAGCGGAATTTTACCCACTGAAGAAAACCAATTTTATTGGGTTGTAATCAAAGACGCAAGCGGAGATTTACTATTAAAAGAGCGTATGTTTTGCACTAATCAACCAATAGACACGTTCTCGGTTAACGACGGGCAATATATAAGCAACCAAACAACTAACGACTTTATAATGTATGAATAACGTTCACGTTTTACAATTAGCGGAATACCAACAACCCGTACTTCAAGAAAACTCACGAGATGCTTGGGTTGGTTGGGGAGAAAATAACGACTATTTCAATTACCTTATTGATAGGTATACAAATTCAACCACAAACGGAGCGATTATAAACAACGTTTCTCGGTTGGTATACGGAAAAGGTTTAAGCGCCTTAGATGCTTCGCGTAAACCTAACGAGTACGCTCAAATGGTAACTTTATTTAGTAAAGATTGCGTTCGTAGAATGGTATTCGATAGAAAACTATTCGGGCAATTTGCTATTCAAGTACACTACAACGATAAACACGATAAAATTCTAAAGGCTTACCATATACCCGTGAATCTTTTACGCGCTGAAAAATGCAACGATAAAGGAGAAATAACGGGTTATTATTATTCTGATAATTGGGAAGAAGTACGTAAATTCCCACCTATGCGAATTCCTGCATTCGGTTATTCAAAAGAGAAAATCGAAATAATGTACGTTAAGCCTTACGGGGTTGGTATGAAATATTACGCTTACCCCGACTACCAAGGCGCACTACCTTACGCAGTTTTAGAAGAAGAAGTAAGCGATTACTTAATTAACGAAGTACAAAACGGATTTAGCGGAACGAAAGTCGTAAACTTTAATAACGGAGTTCCTTCGGAAGAACAACAAGACTTAATTTCACAAAAGGTATTAAGCAAGTTAACTGGTTCTAAAGGACAAAAAGTTATCGTAGCGTTTAACTCTAACGTAGAATCTAAAACAACCGTCGAGGATATTCCACTAAACGATGCGCCCGACCATTACACTTATTTATCGGACGAATGTTTACGTAAAATAATGTTAGGTCATAACGTTACTTCGCCTTTACTTTTCGGTATTGCTTCAACGAACGGATTTAGTTCTAACGCAGACGAATTACAAAACTCGTTTATCTTGTTTAATAATATGATTATTAAGCCGTTTCAAGATGAAATATTAGAAGCGTTTGATAATATATTAGCGTTTAACGGAATTGCGTTAAAGTTATTCTTTAGAACGTTAAAACCGCTTGAATTTACGGACTTAGAAAACGCAACAACCGAAGAACAAGTAACCGAGGAAACGGGAACGGATGCAACCGAATTAAAGTCCCAAAGCGTAGAAGAACAAATAGCGTTAGCGTTACAAGAATTCGGAGAACAACCCCAAGAAGATTGGCTATTAATAGACGAAGCACCCGTTGACTACGACACGGACGAAGAAGAAAACAAAACGCTTAAAGGCGAAAAATCTTTATTTAGTCGATTGGTTGAATTAGTAAATACTGGAATGGCTTTTCCTAACGCAAAGTCCGAACAAGATGAAGTTATCGACGGGGTTAAGTTTATAACTCGTTATGTTTATGAAGGCGAAGACGGCGGGAAAAGTGGTAAGACGCGTCCATTTTGTAAGTTGATGAAAAACTCTAAAAAGATTTATCGTAAAGAAGATATTTTGCGTATGAGTAAAAGCGTAGTTAATGGATTCTACACAAATGCGGAAGGACGTACAATCGGTTTCGGTAAAGGCGGTAATTTAATTTATGATATTTGGTTATACAAAGGCGGTCCAAATTGCCACCACCGTTGGAATAAACAAGTTTACGCGCAGTTCGATTCACGTTTTGGAATAGACGTTAATTCTCCAAATGCTAAACAAATAGCCGTTAAAAAAGCGGAAAAATTAGGTTACGAAATTAAAAACAATGCACTCGTAAGCACTCGACCAATCGATATGCCTAACCGAGGATTTATAAACCCTAGATAATGGCAGAAGCATTATTAATTACAAGAGACGATTTAGTTCGGTTTACCGCTACAAACGGGAATATGGACACGGACACTTTTATTCAATGGATTAAAGTTGCTCAAGATATACATATTCAACAATACACAGGAACGCAATTACTCGACAAAATAAAAACAGATATAGTAAACAATACGTTAACTAATCCATACCTTGACTTAGTAGAAACATATTTAAAGCCTATGTTGATTCACTGGGCAATGGTTGAGTTTTTACCTTTTCAAGCATATACGATCGCAAACAAAGGAATCTTTAAGCATTCAAGCGAAAACGCTTCTAACGTAGATAAAAACGAAGTTGATTTCTTAATAGAAAAGCAACGTTATTTAGCGCAAAACTACACGGAGCGGTTCATACAATATATGGCATTCAGTGGTAATACATTTCCCGAATATTACACGAATAGTAATTCGGACATTTACCCGAACTCGGATTCAAACTATATGGGATGGGTAATATAAAGAAACCTTACACGCCAAAAAAGGCGAACATAATTAAGTTAAAAACATTACTTAAAAAATTAGAAAATGGAAAATGATTGGGGTAAGGCAGCATTGAACGATATTTTTTGGGGACAATGCGCAGCACAAAACGAATCCGATTGGGGAATAAGTCAATTTATAAGCCCTTCTGGAGAAACTAACATAAGCGGTAAAATACGATGATAAAAATAAGCGAACTAACCCCAAAGGGTACAAATTTACAAAATAGCGATTTACTCGAAGTTTCGCAAGTTACTGCGGATGGCTACGAATCTAAGTCCATAACGGGAGCGGAAATTATAACCGCGGCACAAAGTGGATTGCAACCTACATTAGTAAGTGGGACAAACATTAAAACAATTAATTCTACTTCTTTACTTGGTTCGGGTAATATAAACGTCCAAGGCAATCCAAGAACACTTGCAAGTGTTAATGGTTTGAACTTAACTGGAACGGCAATTCAAATAAGCGCATCCGTTTTGATTCCAGCGGGAACTTTAGTAACAAATAATTCTATCTATATAAAAAACTTACTAACAAAAACGGCTGGTTCAACGAATTCAATTCCACGTTTTTATATAAACACATCAAATAGTTTAACGGGTGCTACTTCGTTAGGTTCGGCGGGTGGTATGGCGACAAGTGTTTATTTTCAACGATTTGAAAGAAACATATTTTTTGATGGCACAAATCTAAATTGTTATACGGCTGCTAATTCAATTTCAACGGATTTAACTTCGGGCGCTATCTTATTAGTTCCTTTTAATCCTGCTATTGATAATTATTTGATTTTTGCAGTTCAAAATTCAACAACGACACCCGACAATTTAGGACACAAACGAGTAATAGTTCAAATATATGATTAATCTAACAACCATTAAAGGCGGGTTCGTAATGAACCAACTTGAATATATTTTCGAAGGCGAAGCGGAAATTTTAACCGAAACACAAGCACACGTGCCAACCGACAAAGGCTTAATTCTTTGCGATACTTCGATGTCAATTAATGAAGAAACTTACGAGAATATAAATGACTTCTTAAACGCTTTGTATGCTTAATCATTTACGTGGATTATCTTTACTTTATTACCTACTATCTTTTACGGGAGTAGTGTTTACATTATTTGAAGCACCCTATATTTTTTACAAACTATTTGCAGTTAGTTACGGCGCTTATTTAGTGTTTGAACTATTGAACTTTTACCATAATGAAAACTAAGGCTATTTTATTTTTAATTTCGCTATTGGCTATTTTATCCCCTATTAAAGGAATGGTATTAATTACTATTTTTTTTATTTGGGTTGATTTATTTGTGGGAATATGGCGAAGTAAAAAATTAAAATTGCCGTTGCGTTCACGTGGGTTCGCTCGGACGATTTCTAAAACGTGTCTTTACGCAGGCGGGATAGTTTGCGTTTTCTTCCTTGAGAAATCAGTTCTCGAAGATTTAATAGGATTATTCGTAAGTGTGGATTTAGTGTTAACTAAGGCTTTTACGTTTTATTGCGTTTTCACGGAGTTAAAAAGTATTAATGAAAGTTATTACGACGTAACTAAAAAAGACGTTCTAAAGTCATTTAAGGAGTTTATAACTGCAAAGAAACAAGAATGGGATGAGTTCAAATAAATTAGACATTCAAAAAATCGTTCAATACCGATTAAAAAAAGGTCAATTCTTTGAAGAAAACTCCGAGAAAAAACAAATCTATTTACACCACACGGCAGGGAATGGAAACGCTGAAGGAGTTGCTCGTTTTTGGAATAGCAACGATTCACAAATAGCAACGGCCTTCGTAATAGGAGAAAACGGAACTATCGTTCAATGTTTTAGTTCGAAGCATTGGGCGTGGCACTTGGGAATAGATAGCGAAGATTTTGCGCGTATGGGTTCGAAATATAAGAACCTGAATAAATTATCCGTAGGGATAGAGGTTTGCAACTGGGGAATGCTCAAAGAAAAAAACGGCAAATTTTATAATTACGTGGGTGGGGTTGTTAATCCGTCTTACGTTACCACGTTGGAAGAACCTTACAAAGGTTACAAGCATTGGTATAGATACACGGACGCACAAATAGAATCAACGCGCCAACTCGTAGAATACCTTTGCGAAACGTATGACATTCCTAAAGAATATCGTAAAGAAATTTGGAGTTTAGATAAGGCAGCCTTTGACGGCGAAAAAGGAATTTTTACCCACAACTCAGTTCGAAAAGACAAAGCGGATATTTACCCTTGTCCGAGAATGATTAAAATGCTTGAAAGTTTATGAAATATTTAATAGCGATTTTAAGCGTTTTAACGCTACTTTCGTGTTCAAGTGAACGCAAGGCACAATACCACTACAAAAAAGCGCTTAAACACGGCTTAAAGGTGGTTAACGATAGCGACACGATACGTATAACTACTTTGGATTCGTTCCCCGTAATAAAAAACGATACGATAATTTGGGAAAAGTTCATAACTACCAAGGACACCATAGTAAATTTTAAGAACGTTTACGTGCCTAAAACGAAGTGGCAAACTAAAATCGAATATAAAGAACGTGTTAAAACGTTAAAAATACAAGGAGAAACGAAATGGAAGACCGCGAAGGCTACTCAAGTCGTAAAATATCGCACAAATTGGTGGGTAGTTTTGATTGCTTTTGTACTTGGTTTCCTTCTTAGATTCATTTTGAATAGTACATTTATTTCACGGGTTCGACTTTTCTTCCGATATTTCGGACAAATTTAACGTTATGAATTTAATTAAACACGGACGAAACGTCCACGAACTGCAACTTGACGGCAAACAAGTTCACGTTGCTATGCTTAGCGATTTACATTGGGATAACCCAAAATGCGATAGGCAACTACTCAAAAAGAATTTAGACTTTTGTAAAGAAAATAACATTCCCGTAATTATAAATGGGGATTTCTTTTGCTTAATGCAGGGACGCGGGGATAATCGCCGCAACAAATCGGACATTAGACAAGAACATAACAACGCACGTTATTTAGATTCGATAGTTGAAACGGCTTCGGAATGGTTTAAGCCTTATGCAGATATTATTAAAGTTATAGGCTACGGAAACCACGAAACGGGAATAATAAAATACCAAGAAACGGACTTACTCCAAAGATTCGTAGACCTACTTAATTATAAATGTGGTTCAAGCGTTCAGACGGGCGGTTACGGCGGTTGGGTAATTATTCGACAAATGTTCCATACAAACTCAAGTGTAACAACAAAAGTAAAATATTACCACGGCTCAGGTGGTGGCGGTGTGGTTACCAAAGGCGCGTTAAATCTTACAAGGGCGCTTGAAATGTACGAAGATATGGACGTTTTTACAATGGGGCATATACACGAAAATAGTTCGCGAAACGATGTTAGGGAAACGATTAACCATAACTCAAAAACGGGTTATTCAATCAAACAAAAGCAACTGCATTTAATGTTAACGGGTACTTACAAAGAAGAATACGGAGAAGGCGCGTACGGTTGGCACGTTGAACGCGGCGCACCCCCAAAACCATTAGGCGGTCGCATTCTTAAAATCGAAGTTAAAGAAGTTGAAAACTCAATACAAAAGAATATAGATAGTTTCAAATTTCCGTTGTAAATTTGCTTATAGCGTTTTTAATTAGGGGGTAGAAATACCCCTTTTTTCGTTTATAGGCTTATTTTATTAGGCTTTCCGTAAGTTTATATCCTTAATTTGTTAAAAAGTGAAAAAAAATTGTTAAAATGTTTGGTGAATTGAAACCTTTACTTTATATTTGTGTATAATTAAAAAACAAACGCTATGGAAAAACACGAAATTTTAGACAAGATTTTAACTTACGAACAAGAGTTAAGATTCATTTACGAAGAATACCGAAACGCATTCGGTAGCTTAGACGAAGCGACTCAGAGCGCCTTCAAAGAATGGAATACAATAGACGAATTAATTAACCGCTTAAATTTACAAAATGAAACGATTTAGAGAATTTTATAACGAGTTAGACAACGAAGCAAAATTATTGCTTATCGCGATACGCGATTTTCTGCTACTATTCGGAACGCTTTTTATTTCACTTTTATTAATTGCTTATTTTATAATCTTATGAATGTAGAAACTCACTACCCGTTAGCGTACTTTTACGCAGAAACTTTTGAAGGAGAATGTACCTTCGAATTATCGATAGACGAAGACCAAGATTTAATCGTAACAATTTGCACGGCAATCGCATTTAGAAACGACTTGGAAATTGAATTAGAACACTTACTAACTGAGTACGATTTACAACTAATTGCCAGTGAAATTTACCACGACTTGTTAAACTCGGATTTACACGAAGAATTTATTCAGGAAGAATACAACAACAAATTACAAAACGCTTATGAAAACGGAAAAGATTCACGAAGGGAATATTGATTTACTTGACCAAGTTCGTTGGTGGGTAAGTGGCGGGGGTGCCATACATAAAAACGGACACTTTGACTTTAACCATTATTGTAACATTATAAAAATAAAAAATGAAAGAATACGCTATAACTCATTGGATGCAGGAAACACCGAAATCCAAACGCAAACAACGAACAACGATAGTTCAAGCCTACGACACTAACCACGCTATCCTATTACTTGATATTTGGAAACCTTTAATAATTAAAATTACAACGCTATGACATCGAAAGAAAAAGCACAAGAATTATTTAACAAGTTCGCAGATATAGAACACCTAGGAGTTCAAGGAAATTATAACGGTACTTGGGAATGGAGTTCGTCTTTATGGAGGCAACAAGCTAAAGAAGCCGCATTAATAGCAGTGGATGAAATACAAAAAGTACTTTATTCACAAAAAACAACGTTAAGTATTACTTCATATAGAACAATAGAAGATTTTAATCACGATATTCGCTATAATGATTCTTTAAGACACGAAGCGATATTTTATTTTGATTTTGTTAAACAAGAAATAAATCAATTATAATGCAACTTAAAAATAAATTTACAACGCTAATCGAAGATAACGATTTACGCAAACGAAGCCGAAAACGAAAGTACGTTAACCAACGGGGTTACATAATTAAATTGATGCGCCACTACGGATTTAGTTATATTGAAATAGGCGAAATGTTAGGACTTAACCACGCGACTTGTATACACGCATTTAACAATGCTAATTTGTGGGAATCAATAAACGATAGACACTTCTTTAACGATACGGAACATTTACGCGCAGAAATGAATAATTACAAAATAACGCGTTCACTTAATGACCTTTACGTAGACGTTAAACTGGCAGGCGGATTAAAAGACCTTGAGAACATTCAGGAACGAATGCGAAGGGGAGAATACCAAATAAATTTTAACAACGAAGAACAAAATTTGAATTAATTAATTATATTTGTAACGGCTTCCTTCAACATTATAAAGCCAAGTAAAAAATTACTACCCTTGTTTTTGAAGTAGAGGTTGAAGGCTACGGATAAAGCGAGGGTTTTTTATTTATTAAAATTTAAGTTATGATTTACTTACGACAAAAAATTGTTTTTGAAAATTGCGAAATTTTTATTACTGCTAATGAAAATGAAAAAAATTTTGTTATTGAAATTAATAGCCAAGAAGCCGAATTAAGCTACGAAGAATTTTATCAATTTGTTAGTATTCTAGAAACAATTAAACCCGTAAAAAAATGAGCGGTTGGATTAAGATACACCGAAAGTTTTTAGATTGGGAATGGTTTAACAAAAGCGAAGCGGTACACCTTTTTATTTATTTGCTATTAAAAGCGAATCACAAAGACGCAAGTTGGCAAGGTATGGAAGTTAAACGAGGCGAATTTATTTCGTCTTTAGGTAAGATTTCTTCCGATACTGGAATCAGTTTACAAACGCTTAGAACACTTTTGAAAAAGTTAGAAAATACAAACGAAATCGAAGTAAAATCAACAAACAAATTTACCACCATAACTATTTGTAAATATGACAGTTACCAAGACGAAACCGAAGACACTAACAAGCAACTAACAAACAATCAACAAACAACTAACAAACAACTAACAACAAACAAGAATGATAAGAATAATAAGAATGAAAAGAATAATACATTTAATTTTTATGATTCGATGGTTTCTTTTGGATTCGAGGAACAACTTGTAAAAGATTGGATTCAGGTTCGCAAGGTTAAAAAGGCTACAAACACCGAAACAGCATTTAACGGATTTATACGTGAAGTAAATAAAAACGAAAATAGTCCTAATTTTATACTCAAGAATTGTGTAGAACGGAATTGGAGTGGATTCAAATCCGAATGGCTACCTAAAGAAGTTACGGTTGAAAATAGTTTTTGTTGGAGATGAAAATAGGGGAAATAATAAAAGACGTTGAAGACGGAGACTGCTATTTTATCGGACAAGTTACCGAAACTAAAAACAATGAAGTAATTAAATACAAGTTGTTAAAGATTATTTGGAGTGGTGAAGAAGACACCGAATGCGAAGACCTAAACACCGAAATTGAACCACGTTGGTGGTATATAGAAAAACACGAATTATGAAAGGATTTAAGATAACAAAAGCACACGAAGTAATAGACGACTTATTCAGGTATAGAAATAATTACCACGAAAAAGGTAAATACCTTGGATTCGAAGGAATGGACGAGTATTACTCGATGAGTTTGGGGAATTGTACGGATTGGACTGGCTTTCCGATGTCAGGTAAAACTCAAGTTCTAATGGAATGCTTAATGAACACAAGCCGTTTTTATGGTTGGAAACATTTGGTTTATTTTCCCGACGTAGGTTCGAACGTTGAAATTATCGCAGATTTAATTAACAAGAAAACGGGTAAAAGTTTTGACCCTAATAATTACAATGTAATTACGGACGATGAAATTTTACAAGCTATCGAATGGATAACGCACCATTTTAAGGTACTAACGCGAGACGATATCAAAGCGAAAATGACACCGATAGAATTTTGGGATTACGCGGTTCAACTAAAAAAAGACGAAGGACTAGAAACGGCTTCGATTGATTCTTGGAAGGACTTAAACCACCCTTATAACGACTACGGTGGGTATGCTCAGTATTTAGAGTTCGTTCTTCCGTATCGTAACCAAATAGCCGAAGACAACGACTTGCATTTACATACGATTATCCACCCGAAATTAACGGAAAAGGAAAACGGAAAACGAAGCGCGCCCGTTCCATACGACTTAAAGGGCGGTTCGGAATGGTTTAACTCGGGAAAATGTATGGTAACAGTACACCGCGAAGACCCAACGTTTTATAAAGCGGAATTGTACTTTAATAAGATTAAACCGCGATCAAACGGAAAAATAGGAAAACACGAAATCTTTTTCGATAAAGAAAAATTAGTTTATTTTGAACAGGAACAACACGGGAACACATTAATTAAAAAATACGCTAAAGCAAAATAATGGACGATTTCACAACACTACGAGCGCAGGTTTTACTTTCGCACACTTACTTAAAGATTCAGGGAAGTTTGAACGAAATAAAAGCAAAGAACCCTAACCGAACGGACTTAATAGATAGTATGGAAGAAACATTAGAACATTTACAAGAATGTAAGGTATATTGGAATCAACTAGAACAAGAATACCGAGCATTGCGCCAAAACGCGTATAGATTAGAACTAGTTAACTTGGACTTAAACACGGAAAACAAACGTTTAGAAGCCATAAATAAAGCCTTAAATTACGAGTAATGAAGTGTAAGAACTGCAAAGCCGAATTTACTCCCGTTCGATTTAATCAAAAGTTTTGTTTTGATTCGTTTTGTGTTAAAGTTTGGGTAGAACTTGAAAAGGAAAAACAATGGAAGAAGAAAAAAAAGGTACTTAAAGACGAACTACAAACCGTACAAGAACTCACTAAACTTGCGCAAGTAGTTTTTAACAAGTACATAAGGCTTCGAGACAAGGATAAACCTTGCGTAAGTTGCGATAAGCCGTTAGGAAGTAAATACGACGCAGGACATTATTTTAGTTCAGGTGGCCACAAAGCCGTTACATTCGATGAAAACAATGTTCACGGGCAGTGCGTAACGTGCAACCAACACAAACACGGAAACTTATTAAACTACCAAATAGGAATCCAACAAAGAATAGGCGCGGATAAATTAATAGAACTCCACGCCAAAGCACACGAAACGCGAAAATTTACACGGGACCAACTCAAAGAAATAATAGAAACATACAAACAAAAAATTAAAACGCTATGAACGAATCTATCTTATTTAATTACCTAAAGGAAAATTATTTTCCCGACTTGGAACGAAGCACGGGACGTTATGACAAATGGGATTGTTATTCTCCGAGTACAAAAACACGAATTGAACTTAAATGTAGAAGAAGACACTACCCGAATTTAATTCTCGAAAAGATAAAATACGTGGATATGGTTAAACGCTACGTAGAAGAAGACGAAAAACCGATTTACATAAACTCAACACCGAACGGAATATATGCTTTTGATTTACGAAACATAAAGCCTAATTGGATAACCGATAACCGTATGCCACAAACAACGGACTTCGAAAGAATTACACCTATCGAAAAGACGTACACCCTGCTAAATATCGAAGAAGGAAAAAAAATCTAAAAAAAAATTAAAAAAAGTTTGCAGATTAAAAAATAGTGTTTATATTTGTGTATAATTAAAAACGAAAACGCTATGAAAACAACAGTAAAAATTATTAAAGGAAGAAACAAAAAATACAATAATTTAGTATTTACGATTGAAAATTGCGAAATTTTTTCTGAAACTATTTTGTTTGATTATTTTGAATTTAATAATAAAATTTATAAAGGAACTATTAATACAAGCAACAATAATATGACAATTTGGTTTGGAAGACAAAGCACTATTCAATTTGATGAAATACAAATATTAAACTAATTAAAATAAAAATCGCACAGTATTCGTACGGCGTTGACGGCTCGGAAAGACGAGCATTTTTTTAAAATTAAAAACAAAAAACGTTATGAAACATTTATTTAAGTCGTTGGCAGCCTTCCAACAAGAAGTACCAGTAATTCACAAAGGTACGCAAGGCTATGGGTATTCTTACGCAGATTTACCTAAGATTTTTGAAGTAGTTAACCCGTTACTAAAGAAACACGGATTAGGCTTTACGCAGTTGCTCGACACTAAAGAAGGAATCGACTATATTGCTACGGTTATTTTCCACGCTGAAAGTGGCGAAACATTAGAAGCAAAGGTAGCTATTCCGCAAGTCGAATTAAAAGGTATGAACGATTACCAAAGTTTCGGAAGCGGTGTTACTTACTTTCGTCGATACGCTTTAAGTTCCGCACTCGGATTAGTTACGGACAAAGACACGGACGCTTCGGGCGAACAAATAAAGAAAAGACCCACTATCGATAATAAACGACTTGGTAAGGCTTTAGAAATGATTGCCGAAGGTAAATATACCAAGGAACAATTAATTGAAAATTTTGAGTTAACGGAAGGTCAAACTAAATTAATTGAAAACGTATGAAAGTCCGATGTTCTCAGATTGGTAAGATAATGACTAACCCCCGCAAGTCGGGGGAAGTCCTATCGCAAACGGCTAAATCTTACGTAGAGGAAGTTGTATTAAAAGAAAAATACGGAATCCGCAAAGAATTTAGTTCACGTTACACCGACAAAGGAAACGAAGTCGAAGAAGAATCAATAGCACTTGTTAACGATGTTTTGAATTTTAAGTTTATTTACAAAAACGACGAACACTTTACTAACGATTGGTTAACGGGAACTCCCGACGTAAACACGGACGAAGTATTAATAGACGTTAAAAGTTCTTGGGACGCTTCAACGTTTCCTTGGTTTGAAACTGAATTGCCTAACAAAGATTATTATTATCAGTTGCAGGGCTATATGTGGTTAACGGGTAAAAATGAATCTATCTTAGCTTATTGCCTTATAGACACTCCAAGCGAAATGGTAGAAGACGAAATCCGTAGAGCGCATTGGAAATTCCATTTAATAGACGAATCGCAGGAACTACGCGAAGAAATCGAAGCAAAGCATAAGTTTAGCCATATTCCAAAGAATCGCAGGGTTAAGTATTGGTTTGTACAAAAAGACGAATCAGTAATCGAGCAAATTAAAGAACGTGTCGAACTATGTAGAGAATATTACAATTTATTAATGAAAACCTTATGAACATAACACACGACCAAGAACCAATAAAACACGAAGACACAGTATTAATGGCAGTAATGACTAAATACCACGAACGAAGTAAACGAGGAATAAAGAAATACGGAACTAACCTAGACCGAAAAGATGTTGATTTAATTGGGTGGCTTAACCACCTTCAAGAAGAACTTATGGATGCAACCTTGTACATAGAAAAACTTAAAAAGGAAATATGAAAGCAAAACTAGAATTTAACCTACCAGACGAAGAAGCGGAATACTATTGCGCAACTAAAGGAAGCGCGATGTTAAACGTTCTTTGGGAAATGCAAGCGGAACTACGTAAACTATGGAAATACGAAGAACTAAACGAAGACGAATTTAATATGGTTGAACGCATAAGAGAAACGTTTTTTAATAGCCTACAAGAACACGAAATAAACTTAAATAAATAAAAAATGGAAACAAAAGTAAACACGGGAGCAATCTTTAAAAATGACAAGAAACAAGGTAACCAACCCGACTACCGAGGAAAAGTAAACGTAAACGGAAAAGAAATGGAAATAGCACTTTGGCTTAAAGAATCTTCCAAAGGAACTAAATACTTTTCGTGTTCATTTAGCGAACCATACGTGAACGAATCCCCGAAACAAGTTCACACGCAAATAATAGAAAAAGACGATTTACCTTTTTAATATGTTTATAGACGATTACTCCTTACGAGGTTACTTGCGCAAGATTCTTGAGACAAAAACACGGAATCAAATAGTAACCGAAATCAAAGAACGAGGACACAAAATGCACCAATACAACTTAGATAGGTTCTTACTCGGTAAACCCGTAAGTTTAGAAACTGCAAAGAAGTTAGACGCATTCGTTTATCGGTTTTACAATGGATTGCCACCCGAATAAGGTGGCTTTTTTTTATGTTTTGTTGTGATTAAAAATTAATCATTATATTTGACAACAAACTAAGCACTATGGAATGGCTTAAGGACGTGGCGAAAGACCACAAAGAATGGGTAAAATTAGTAAAGAGTTTTGGCGAAGATTTATACGCTGAAGACTTGGTGCAAGAATGTTACCTTAGATTATATAAATACACGAAACCCGAAAACGTAATAACAAATGGTCAAATCAATAAAGGATTTATGTACTTCACTCTTCGTAATATGTATCTTTATGCTATTCGTAATAAAGGAAAATTTGAAGGGTTTGATATTGAGGCAATCCAAATAAAAGACGAACCGAGCCAATTAGATAAACACGAAGCATACCTAAAGATTTTGGGTAAGATAGAAAACGAAGTAGATTCGTGGCACTGGTACGACCAAAAGTTATTTGAACTCTACCGAGACACGGATTTAAGCATAAGGGATATTGCAGCCGAAACTAAAATAAGTTCTAGTTCTATTTTTAACACCTTAAAAAACTGCAAACAAAAGATAAGATTAGCCGTTGGAGAAGATTACACGGACTACAAAAATGAGGATTTTGAATTAATTAAATAAATAAGTTATGGGAAGACCAAGAAAAAAACAAGCAGAAGGATTAGGAGACACCGTAGAAAACATTTTAGAAGTTACAGGAATCGCAAAAGTTGCTAAATGGGTAATGGGCGAAGATTGCGGATGCGAAGAACGCAAAGCAAAACTAAACGAACTTTGGAGATATAAAAAACCTGAATGCCTAACGGAAGACGAATACGCGTACTTAGACACTTTTTACAATCGTGGACGTAGCAGTGTAAGTCCTAGCGAACAACGGGAACTATTAAAGATTTACAATCGAGTTTTACACGAACGAGTACAACCAACTTCGTGCGGTTCTTGTCTACGTGAAATCGTAAACAAACTAAACCAACTATACGCAGTATATAAAGCCGAACAAAATGGAAGTATTTAAAGTTAAAATATCGGAAATTAAACCGAACCCGAAGAATCCAAGATTGATTAAAGACGAAAAGTTTAAGAAATTAGTTAAATCAATTAAGGAGTTCCCGCAAATGTTAGAACTACGTCCAATAGTGGTGGATGAGAATAACATTATATTAGGTGGAAATATGCGTTTTAAGGCGCTTAAAGAAGCAGGACATACCGAAGTTTCAATAGTTAGGGCGAACGACCTTACAGCCGAACAAAAAGACGAATTTATTGTAAAGGATAACGTAGGATTCGGAGAATGGGATTGGGATAGTTTAGCTAACGAATGGGAAGTAGATAAACTTGAAGAATGGGGTTTAGATTTACCCGTTGATTTAAGCGTTCAAGAAGAAGAAGATAAAGAAGTGATAGCACACGGTAAACTTCAAGAAACTTTTTTAATACCTCCTTTTTCAATTTTAGATACAAGGCAGGGTTATTGGAATGATAGAAAACGTTATTGGAAAGAAATAATTAACGATAATGGTGAAAGTAGAGAAAATACTTTAGCAAATGGAAGTATGATGGCGGAAATGAATAATGGAGTTTCAATACTTGACCCCGTTTTAGCCGAAATTACAAATAAATGGTTTGGACTTGAAAAGTGCAATACGTTTGATTGTTTTGCAGGTGATACGGTTTTTGGCTATGTTAGTAGTTATTTAGGAAATAAATTTACAGGTATTGAATTAAGAAAAGAACAAGCCGATTTAAATAATACAAGAGTAAAAGGTTTTAATGCAAATTATATATGCGATGATGGAAGAAATGTATTAAACTATATTGAAGAAAACTCACAAGATTTATTATTTAGTTGTCCGCCTTATTTTGATTTGGAAGTTTATTCAGATTTAGAAAACGATGCAAGTAATCAAGACACTTATGAGGAATTTATAGAAATAATAGAAGATGCCTTTAGTAAAGCCGTAAAATGCTTAAAAGAAAATAGATTTGCAGTTATTACGGTTGGAGACGTACGAGATAAAGACGGATTCTATTATAATTTTATAGATGATATTAAACGTATTTTTATTAAAAACGGAATGAAATTGTATAATGAATTAATTTTAATTGAAAGTATTGGAACATTACCGCAAAGAGTAGGAAGGTTTATGGAGCATAGAAAGATTGGTAAATGTCATCAAAATGTTTTAGTATTTTACAAAGGAAACACAAAAGAAATTAAAAATATATTTCCAAAAATAGAAGTAGATGAAAGCACAAATGTATAATTATTCAAGTTGGATAGATGAAACTAATCCTAGTATATTATTTGATAAATATATGTTATTACTGAATAAAAGCGGTTTTGGTGTTTTAGATGTAATTGAAAAGCATTTTGAACCAATGGGATATACGGCGTTATTTTTATTAAGTGAAAGTCATTTTGCAATACATACTTTTCCTGAGCATAAACAAACGTATATTGAATTATCAAGTTGCGTAAAAAAACAATTTGATTATTTTGTAAAAAACAACGAATAAGCAACGATATGGCAGGCAAAGGACAAATAGAACCAAGGTGGGAAAAAGGCGAAAGCGGAAACCCCGCAGGCAGACCAAAAGGAAGTAAGAACCGAAGTACAATAGCGCGACGTTGGTTAGAAGTTAATCAATCATTAAAGAATCCAATAACAGGAGAGAACGAAACGATGTCTCAAGAGGACTTAATGACTTTGGCGCTAATTAAAAAAGCACGTGAGGGCGATGTAAATGCGTACAAAGCGTTAATGGATAGTGGTTATGGCGCTCCTGTTCAACAAATCGAACAAACAAATATAGAAATTCCTTTATTCCCCGATGTTCAAGAGGACAACAGCGACAAATAAGGTACTTGGACTTAAGAGCCGCGTTAAGATTATTCAAGGTGGAACTTCGGCTTCAAAAACTTATTCAATTTTGGCGGTTTTAATTAACAAGGCGCTATTAATACAGGGAATAGAAATAAGCGTCGTTGCGGAAACAATTCCACATTTAAGACGGGGTGCGTTAAAAGACTTCTTAAAGATAATGAAATGGACGGGAAGATTCTTTGAGGATAGGTTTAACAAATCGCTACTTCGTTATGAGTTCGCAAATGGTTCGGTTATAGAATTCTTTTCCGCAGACGATTCGAGTAAACTCCGTGGAGCGCGTCGCGACATTCTCTATATTAACGAATGTAATAACGTAACCTTTGACGCTTATAACGAGTTGGCTATACGAACACGAAAGGAAGTTTATTTAGATTTTAACCCTGCTAACGAATTTTGGGTTCACACGGAACTTAAAGACGAACCCGACTCGGACTTCTTAATTCTTACATACAAGGATAACGAAGCGTTAGACAATTCTATAGTTGAGCAAATAGAAAAGAACCGCGACAAAGCAAAGACAAGTTCTTATTGGGCGAATTGGTGGAAAGTTTACGGCGAAGGTCAATTAGGAATGCTCGAAGGCGTTGTCTTTAGTAATTGGAAAACTATTGATACCATACCAAAAGAAGCACGGTTATTAGGGATAGGACTCGACTTTGGTTATACGAATGACCCTACGGCTATCGTCGAAGTTTACGCATACAATAACCAACGAATAGTAAACCAAATTGTTTACCAAAATGGCTTAGTAAATAGCGAGATAGCGAAGCGCCTACCAAAAAATGTAATAGTATATGCGGATTCTTCCGAACCTAAATCTATCGAAGAAATAAGACGATTAGGGATAACGATTAAAGGAGTAACAAAGGGTAAGGACTCAATTAACTACGGTATAGACGTAATGCAACGACAAGAATATTTAATAACGAACCAAAGCGTTGATTTAATAAAAGAACTTCGTTCGTATATTTGGGACACCGATAAGACGGGAAGAAGATTAAACAAACCTATCGACTTTAATAACCACGGAATCGATGCGTTAAGATACCACGAAATGGAAACACTTGGAATAGGCGCAACATACGGAAGCTATGCAATACGATAAAACTAACGATATGCAGGTAATGATTTCACGTGTTGAATCTTACATATACGAACGAACGGGCAAACGAGTTAGAATCGTATTTAACAATATGGCACGTTTTACTGCGCATTTCGATATGCTAATGAAGGCGCACGAATACGTTGTGAATTACAAAAACACGAATAAATAGTTTAATAAATATGAAGTTAGATTTAACAATACCAACTAACATTACTGAAATCCCACTAAAGCACTACCAAGAATTCTTAAAGATGCGGGATAACTCGAACGACGAAGAATTTGTAGCGCAGAAAATGATAGAGATATTTTGTGGTATACAATTAA